GCTATTCATTCCAGCTCCCTTCGAGCTCACCAATTATCGACTGTACATTTGAGATCGTTCGCTGCAATTGAAGATACGCCGGTGATTCCTGTTCGCTACGGCTTGAATCGTTGAACAACGAAACAACAGATCGAAGGTCCGCTAGTACGGCTCTATGGAGGCCAGGATCTGACAGAGGCATAAAGCGGCGACATCCGTAACAGGACATGACTGGGTTATAGGGGCAGGCGGGTTGCCCGGAGGAGCATCCGCCGATCCCTGAAATGGGCAGGCCATGGGGAACGCCGGCTACCTGGTCATCTTCCTTTAGTCGTGCCAGCTCTTCCTCGCTAATGAAACGGTCGTGCGCAACCCTCGCTAGTTCCGAGTAGATTGGGGATAGCCCAAGAGCGCGATTTATGAGTTCACCATGCGCAATTGCGGCTTGAAAATAGAACAGTCCGCTCGTCAAGTCTGCGTGGCCCAGAAACGCCGCCAACTCTTCATGGCTAGCACCAGCGTCGACCATTCGTTGGGCAGCTGAGTGACGGAACGTTTTTGCCGATAGCATCGTGTTATCCAGGTGCCTGCGAGCGAACGAGGTAATGCGGAATCCAGCTTCCCGGCCAGATAAAACGTTAAAGAACCTAGGATGTGCAGTGTTCTGTGCGGATCGCCGTATGATCTCGCAAAAAACAGAGGTCCACTCGGGCTTTACTCGTCGGATCAAGCGTGGGCTACGCGCACCGCGTCGCTGCTTTATCATGGGGAACGATATGTGTACTGATGTCGTTCCATCCGAATCGCTTATGCGATGGCGACCCGCCACCTTGCTTCGTCGTTCGGTGTTGAGGCACCCCTGTTGACGATGGAGACGAACCACGATTCAAGGATCGATGCGAGGCTTGCGACGTCGATCCGATGGATGGCTGCGTCCAAGGCCCCGCAGCCCATCATGCTGTCGGCGTGGCAGTAGAGGCTGTCGAGGAAGCGAAGCTTTCGTTCTGCGCTAGAGCTGGCGGCATCGCTAAGGCTCAACGTGACCCATACGGTAGCCCAGAATCGAGGCACGCCTGCGTGGTCGACGAGGACGCCCTGGCGGAGCGTCGCTGGTAAGGCATTGGCCCGGAGCCGCTTGTACATCCGCTGTCAGCCCGCAACGGTGAGGACGGCCAAACGCTAGCTTAGTGATTGGTCATTTGCCAAACAGGTCGGGGTCGTGCGCAACACTTGGAAAAGTACCAAGGATGCGCATAATGTATAGCCAGTGCCGTTATTGTTAACTACGCCAGAGGCCTTCGATTCAGGCGTATAGACGGCCAAACCGATCACTGCTGTGATCGACGCCGCAGCGTACCCAAGGCTTTTCGCAAGTTGAAGCCAGTCCTTTTTTACAGGGCCCGAAGCGCGCTCTGCGTGTATCGGGATTAGCCAGCTCATAGATTCTTCGCCGATTGCTGATGCCATGGCGTGAATGTGTTCGTCGCTCGGCCATGCGGTGCCGTGCCGCCATGCGTGGACGCTCTGGCGCTTGATGCCGAGGGACGTTGCGAGCGCCATATCTGACGGTAGCGAGCACGTTTCACGATATTTGTCAAGCAATCTATTTACGGCGTTCACGTCAGTCTCCTGTTGACACGGCGTCAGTTTCAAGCTTACATCCCCATCCGTCAGTCATCTACTGACGCTTCGCCCGGAGGACCTGGGCGCTACAGGGGACAATTCGATGAACGACGATATCCGGCAGCAAGCGATCGTTAACTGCGCCATTGCGTGTGAGGCATCCCTCCGCAGTGCAACCTGGGCCGAGAACACGGCCAACAAGCTCTACGACCCGACCTTTGCCGGCGAGATGCGCGATAGCGCCGCCCACTGGTCCAAGTCCGCGTTCGAGTGGGCCACGCTCGCATGAGTGCCCTGAACGTCGCTGTCCTTTTTGCCCGGGCGGATTCTATCTACAAGCTTATCGACGGAGCCGACGTTTATGACATGTCGCGCGACGCACGTACGTTCGTCGGCGGCCTGCCGGTTGTTGCCCACCCGCCGTGTCGCGCGTGGGGACGTCTTCGCCAGTTCGCCAACCCCCGCGCCGATGAGAAGGACCTGGCCCTGTTCGCGGTCGAACAGGTGCGTGTCAATGGCGGCGTGCTCGAACACCCTGCGGGTTCGACGCTGTGGGACGCGGCGGGGTTGCCGAGACCTGGGCAGGGTAGGGACGCTTTCGGCGGCTTCACGCTGCCGATCGATCAGTTCTGGTTCGGCCACAAGGCGGCGAAGAAAACCTGGCTCTACGTGTGCGGGGTATCGCCCCGCGATGTGCCGTCGTTCCCGATGGTGTTTGGCATTCCGTCTCACGTGGTCGACCGCTCGGCCCGGCCTGATGGCACGCGGGCGAAGAAGGGCGACCTGGACTGGCGCCCGGTGTTGGGTAAGGCCGATCGGGAGCACACGCCTGTAGCGCTCGGCGTGTGGCTTTGCGACCTGGCGCGCATGTGCTCGTTTGCTGTGAGGGCCGCCGCATGAGCTTGGCGCTGCGTCAAGTCCCTACAGTTAACAAGGGACTAAAGTCCCCTCTACCTGTCGAGCGTGCGGAAGCGGCTTTTATCGACTTCCTGACGGTCACCATGGGGCTGGATGAGGTGGCCGTGCTCGTGGGTAGCGAGCGGGTGCGTGAGGGCAACCTGGTTACGGTGAAGTACAACCGGGTTGCGTCGGGCCTGTTGTCGCAGACCGAGGATGCGCAACGGGTCGCGGCGTCAGCGTTGCTTGAGCACCTGGGTATCACGTCGCTGATGCTCAACGGAAACCGCGGCGGTTTCCGGCAGTTCTACGACCACCATTTCAAGCTGCACACACCCGAGGGCGATGTGTGCGGGATGGTGGCCTTCGGTGGTGAGCGTCAGAAGCGCACCATCATGATCCAGTTGACCGGCGCGGGCTGTGCCCACGTCAAGGCGTGGGCTCATGCTCGCGCGCAGCTTGAGGGCCTCCGCGCGAAGATCACGCGCGTTGATGTGGCTCATGATGATTACGAAGGTAAGCACACTGTTGATGATGCCGTGACCTGGCACTCGGCTGGTCTTTTTACGACCAGTGGGCGTCCTCCTGCATTGCAGCGGGTCGGCTGGAATGACGGTAGTGGTCGGTCTGTCTACATCGGCAAGAACACGGGCAATCAGCAGCTTGTCGTCTACGAGAAGGGCAGGGAGCAGGGCGCCCGTGACGGTGATGAGTCGGTCAATTGGGTCCGGTGGGAAGCGCGTTTTGGCGCGCAATATCGCGTCGTTCCGCTTGATGTGTTGACGGATCCTGTCGCGTACCTGGTTGGTCATTACCCGCCGTTGCGTTACTGGATTGAAGCCGTTTGCACGCGTATGCGCACGTCTCGCGAGCGCGCGAAGTCGAACCTGGCTCATAGCGTTCGTTGGGCCCGCCGTCAGTACGGGTCGCTGATCAATCTTCTTGCTGAGCATCTTCCGGAACCAGAGCTGTTTGCTCGGTTCATCACCCGCCACGTCGCACGTAAAGCGCCCCCGCCGTGGCTCGCATCCAATCCGTTCGGGGCGCACACCATCATCGAGGCCATACAGGGCCACCTGGAGTTAGCAGCATGAAAGTGATCATCAAGTCGGACAACGTGCAGGTTCGTTCTGGCACGAGCAAGGCCGGTAAGGCTTACACCGCGCGCACGCAGGCCGGTGGGCTGGACAACGGTAGCGATTTTCCTTCGCCGATCCGGATCAACCTGGACGAGCATCAGCCGCCGTATCCGCCGGGTGAGTACGTGTTCACCGATGACTCGTACACCACGAACGAGTTTGGTGATCCGGTGCTGAGTCGTTATTTCAAGCTGGTGGTGGCATCGCGCCCGGCCGCTCGCACGGCAGCGTAAGGAGTTCTACCGATGGCGACGTGCGTAGCGGTGAATGACGACGGCACGCTCACACAGACTGGTCAGGCGGTCTCCGAGTGCACCGGCTACGTGCTCGTCAGCGGGAGTGAATACGGGGTCTATCAGGTCGTGCAGGACGCTTTGTCCATGCCTACCCCGGAGGTTGCGGCTGGCTGGTTCTTCGGCCCGTTCTCGTTGATCGTCCTGCTGTATTTGGTGGCGGCCAACGTGGGCAAGCTCGCTAACTTTTTCGGCCGTCATTGATCGAGAAACGTTGTTCCACTAATCGAAACCAACAGAGGAAGAAACCAATGAGTAAGAACCTTCGTGAGCTCGTCGCGCGCAATGCAAAGAAGCTGGTTACCGCCGTCACCATCGGTGGCTCCGTGATGGCGGGTTCGGCCATGGCTGCTGCGCCGGACTACACGTCGATCGGCGCAGGTATCGCGGTGGATGCCGTGGTGGCTGCTGTGGTGTCGTTTGGCGCCATCAAGATTGGCCCCAACTTCGCACGCTGGGCCACCAACAAGATTGCGACTTTCTTCTAAGTCGCTCTTGCGAGGCAGGGGAGGGGGCTTCGGCCCCCTCGTTTCTTAGCGCAGTGCCAGGGGAATGACGTGCTTATCTGCTTCGGTTTTATGTTGCTTGGTATGTCGTGCGGCCACGTCGTTTCGATTGGGCTCAACGAACAATGAGGGTAGTTGTCGCCATCATGTTGGCTTACGTCGGCCTGCTCTTTGTCAGCCCGGCGTTTGCTGGCACTGTGACCTCGTATCAGGCAATGCAGTTGTGTCAGGCGCGCGTGGCTCAGTTGCAGGCCGCGTCGTCAGGCGATGCGCATCCGCCACAGTACAGTTGCAAGGACGATTCCGCGTCTTCGGCTGTGTGGGTTTGGGTTGTTTCGTGGCAAGGAACTGCTTACGACTCGGGCAACTGGGAGGGATCTCGGTATCCGTATGACGTGAAGGACGACACGCCGCCGGATACACCGCCGCCCAACACCTGCAAGGCGGGCACGAGGTTTCCGGGCTGGTTGTCGCCTACACCTGGCAACGATTCCGGTCTCTATTGTGAGAACGGTTGCGAGGTCTCTAACAACATTGATGTCGGTGGGTCGAGCCCTAGCTCTGGTCATGTGCAAACGGGTAATGCGTGTTCCGCAAGTACGCCTGCCGGGACTACTGGTCCTCCACCTGGTATCGGTTACATCCCGGATGATCCGAATGACCCGAGCAAGGGCGGCACGTACTGCGACGACACGGGCAAAAACTGCGTGCACGGCGCTGCGCCGAACACCGGGGGCTCGGGTGGCAACACGGGCGGCAACGGGTCCGGGTCGGGATCTGGCGGCGATCCAGCGGGCTCTAGCTCGTCGGGCGGTACCGGCACTGGTAGCGGCAACGGAACGGGCACGGGTGACGGCTCTGGCACGGGAACTGGCAGTGGCTCCGGCAGCGGCTCCGGATCGGGTAGCGGTAGTGGTTCGGGTAGTGGCTCCGGCAGCGGGTCCGGCAACGGCAAGGGCGACTGCACGGCGGGTGACGCGTGCACCTCTGGCGATGCGGTGGCTGTACCTGGGCAGTTCTACACCGGGAGCGGCGAGACCGTTGCCGGCGCCTTCGGCGATTTCAAGAACACGGTTTCAGCGTCGCCGCTGATCAATGCGTCCAAGGGCTTTTTCACCGTGCAGGTTTCCGGCAGTTGCCCGATTTGGACGGTACCGGCGACCGCGTATAGCAAGGCGCTTGTTTTCGACTATTTGTGTAACGGGTCCGTGCTCGTGTGGTTAGAGCGCGCGGGTTGGATCATGCTGGCCGTGGCGGTGTTCTGTGCTTTCCGTGTTGCGATTTACTAGTGCTCTCGTCGTGCTTTTCGTCGGCCTGCTTTGCGGGTCAGTCGCGCATGCGCAGTCGAATTCGACTGGCACGCCACCTGGTGTAACGTGCGGTATCGGCGAGCACGGCGAGACATCCTGCAAGGACACGAACGGAAACACGCTTTACACGTGCACCACGGCTGCGAATGGCGATCGCGAGTGCACCGGGTCGAATAATGGCTCGGGCTACTCCTGTACGACGTTGAGCACCGGTGAGCTTTCGTGCACGGGATCGTCGGTCTCGGGCGGTACCGGTGGTGGAAGTACAGCGACTGGCGGTGGCTTCGTGAGCAAGCTCACGGGGTGGGCGAGCGGCGCCATGTCGTCGGCCGGCAACTCGATCGTCGCGCTTGTCAAGGATGCGGTGGTGTGGATCGTGAAGGCGATCCTCGGTTTGTTCGCTGCTATCGTCGCGGCGATCCCGATCCCGGATTTCATTAGCCAATACAGCCTGAGCAACCTGCTTAGTTTTGCCGGTCCCGACGTGGGCTGGTTCCTTCAAACGTTCAAGATTTCTGAGGGCCTGACCGTGCTCGGGTCTGGCTACGCATTTCGCATGCTTCGCAAGCTCATAACCCTATTCCAATGGTGACGTATGCTCGTTTTTAATGAGGGTGTTCCGCGTTCAGGCAAGTCGTACGACGCGGTGAAAAGCCATATCCTCGTCGCCCTTGCGTCTGGCCGAAAGGTTGTTGCGAGGCTCAACGGCTTGGATCATGCGAAGATCGCGGAGTATTTGAAGCTGCCGGTGGACCGGGTTGTTGAGCTTCTCGTGCTCGTCACCACGGGGAAGGTTGTTGAGACCTTCCAGGCGATTCGTGTGATCTCTAAAGGCGAGGATGGCGAGCTTGGCGGCTGGGCCATTCCTGATCACCTTAAGAACGCTCTTTTCGTTATCGATGAGGTTCACGAGTTCTTTGTGGCTGGCCGTCAACCGCTTCCTGAGGCGGTTGAGCAGTTCTTCGCTCTACATGGCCAGTTCGGCATGGATGGCGTCATCATGACGCAGCACATCAAGCGCCTTCATGCCGTCATCCGTGCTCGCATCGAGCGGAAAAACCAGTTCCAAAAGCTCACCGCGCTGGGTATGAAGGGGCGTTATCGCGTCCGTCATTACGTCACTGTTGCCCCCGATCGCTACGAGTTTGTGGACGGCCAGACTTTGAAGTACGACAAGGCGATTTTTCCGCTCTACGCGGGATATGCCGATGGCGTCACTAATACCGAGGTCTACGACGGCGGTGGTAGGAATGCTTTGAAAAAGCTCGGCTGGCCCGTCGTTCTTTTCATTGTTGCGCTGGTCGTTGCGGTCCCGTATTGCATCCGGTTTTTCCACGGTGATGTGGCCATCACGAAGGGCCAGCATCCCGCGCATATTTCCGAGCAGCCGAAGCCGAACGCCGTTCCCGCGCACTCGGCGACAGCGGCGCAGCCAGGTGTTGCCGCCCCTGTGAAGTCGGCGGAGCTACCTACCGGCCAGAAGACCTCATTCGACACGAAGGGCATGCCGCCCGAGGTCGCTTATGTCTTCGAGATGAGTCAACAGGCACGGCCTAGGCTGGCCGGTTTGGTTGTTGGCGAGGGTCATGCGTCGGGTGTTATCGAGTGGCGTGCCGATCAAGGTCATGTCTTGGAGCGGATGGATCTGGATACCCTTCGTAGCCTCGGTGTCCAGGTTGAAGTGAAGCCGTATGGTCTTCGCGTCTCCTATGAAACGCACGTGATCGTCGTTACGTCTTGGCCGGTCGATATGCCCGGCTCCGTCCCTAGGGATGCGGTCAATGGTCGTGAGTCGGTCGTTTCGGCAACGCCGAGCGTTAGCGAGCCGTTGCCGAATCGACCGCAGGCGCAAGTGCATGACAAATGGCCTTCTCGCGTGGTGCCGGGCAATTACGTTCCGCCAGAGCAGACGACGGTCTCCGGCATCGGTTCTTGACGCGGTTCGCCGCAATTACGGGAGGGAAGGGGATGGGCAATTCATATGATTTTTCGTCGGGCCTTGACATCAATCCGCTGATCGGGATGTTGCTCATCTTCGGCGCTTACAAGGCGCTCGTCGGCTTCGCCACCTGGGCGGCCCGGGTGATTTCCGGGTTCTTTGGCGGCTCGTCGGCTGAGCGTGTTGGGCGGGCGGCTGACCGCGCTGCGGCTGCTCGGCAGCGTGGCGATACGCGGGCCGCTGAGCGACACGAGCGGCAGTTCCAGCGGGAGCTTGTGCGGTCACGCCGGAGCTGATGTAGCATTTGCCGCGTCCACAGGGGTCCGGCATGAAGCCTTCGACGTATTACCTTCTCGCTTTGTTGCTGTTAGCGGCTTCGATACCGCTGTATATGAGGCTTGCGCGCGCCGACGTTGATAGGTCGGCTTCTCTCGCTCCTCGGGCTGTCGCGTATCCTTCGGCAGGTTCCGGGGAGCTGCCGGTTAAGTCTCGCCGCCTGATTAGCCCAGAGCAGATTGTTGCGGTTGACGCCATTCTTCGCGGTGACGCTCGATGCGTGGCCGGTATCGTGTACAGCACGGCGAATCACGTGATTGAGCCATTGCCCGGCCGTATAAAGTGCATTGTTGACGCACGGGGCAGGTCGTACGTGACGGCCACGCCGCAGCCTTAGGGGTGTGGGGCGTAGCCCCGCGTAGACGCTCTCAACCTGGATGTGGAAAGGCCCGAGCATCGTTGCCCGGGCCTTTTTTCGTTACGCGTCGCGTAATCCCGCTGACCGCTTTTGCCGCTGATAGGCGTCGATGCGAAGGGCTAAGAATCGCATGTGCCGCACGTGGATGCCATGGCTTACTTTCCGACCTGGCGGGACAAGGTACTGCTGGACGATCCGCCACCCGTGCCAGAGCTTGGGCGTGATGTACTGGCGCCCGTCATGTGCCGATTGCGCCCAGTCTTCGATGTGCTTTAACGGCACGCGCCGGCCGTTGGGTAGGATCAGATGGTCGTTTTCAAGCTGGAAGGAGCGGCGCACGCGCGGCCTCATGGGGTGGGCCGACGATTCTGCGCAGGCGCCGGGTGAACCACCTGCGAAGTGCGCATAATGTATATTATGTCAAATACGAGGCGTCGCCTAAAATCGAGCCTTCGCAACGTTTTGAGCTGTCGGCGACCCGCTAAACGTGTCACACAACCCATTAATGATGGCACCTCCGATAACCGCGGCACGTTCCTGCAGCCTACGATCGTAACCTCTTGTCATTCCTAGTTCTGCTCCGCAGCGTTACCCGATGGCGTGTGACACGATTAATGGATCTGGCGAATGGACGACCCGTTAATTGCGCCGAGATTCGTTAATCGTGTCCCGTTCTTTACGTACATGGAACCCGGAAATCGTGGCACGAGATGGTCCTTTGCGACCGTCCGTCGGAAACGTTCCAGCTTCCTGGGGAATCTTCAGGTCTAAAGTGCTTAAAGAGGCACGGCGTTTTCTCGATCCGCTGGCCTCGAAGCTGCCAGCCCGGACCCCAGCAAGCGTGACCCACGTCGAAGGTAAAGCGAGCCGATCGGCACTTCGAGCGTGCTTCGCATCGCTTCGCTAAGCAAAACGCCGCTGATCTACCGACCTCCCGGACCCCATTGCCGCCCCATCGAACGGGATTTGGTTCATCCATAGGGATACCAAATAGCGGCTAGGCGGCAACGGTAACCGCGCGCGGGTTCACTGGCGCGCAGTGGACAAATCCAAGAGTTTCGTCGATTAGGCAATCGTATTTTCTAGATAGCGTGTCAACGCATCAAACCGACGCTTGCGGCTGCCAAGGTCTGAACTGGCGCGTACACCGGCCCCATACTCTACGACTGGGGCCGCGTAATCGTCGGCTTTCGGCGCGTCGGCCGACAGGTACGCATCCACCGCGAGTCCGAAGGTCAAAAGTTTTGAGCGAAGTTCGCTGCGCTTATCCTCTGACAGCGGCAAAAATTCTGCCCTCGACGCCAGTACCAAGAACAAAGTGTAGAGGTCCGTCTTCTTGGACCATCGGCTGGTGGGTCTGGAGACAATAAGGTAACGCAACTCGCCTAGAACAGATCGAAACGTACGCTTCACCTTGAGTTCGTCCTCAAACTCCTGTTCGTAGAGTTCGTAATACGCATCGAGCTTCGTCTTTTTGTTCTGATGGCCATTGAGGTATGCAACGGCGATCTCGCTGACGAACTCGACATCCAGCATTCGCCGGACATCGTTGGCGGAGAAGACCCCTATTTCGCGCCAGGCATCTTCGTCCGACAGCTCTTCCATCAGATGTATAAATGGCCCCCAGTAAGTGGCCTTTCGTAGCTCTTGCGAGTTTAGCGCGACCGTGTTGCGATTCAGTCTCCCGAAGATGCCGCGAATTTGCTGGTCGTCCATTTCGGGAAGCTGACGCACCACGAAATTGTATTGGTAGATCCTTTTTTTATCGTCACCGCTAAGGTCATCGAAGTACATGTCTCCCCAGCGTGGACTGTCCTTTGCATCGATTGCAAAGCGCCCTTCGAGAAACTCGAGGACCGCACGTATCCGCTGCTGGCCATCGACCACTATGTAGCGCGCAGCGCCCTCTTCTGTGACGACGGACTGCATGTAGAGTTCCGGAATGGGCAAGCCATTCAAGATCGTATCGATCAGGTAGCTCTTTTGTTTTTCAAGCCACACAGGGTTCCTCTGGTACGGTGGCGCCATATCGAGTTCGCCTGACGCGCTTGCATTTTTGAACCAGACGACATTGTGCGTGGTGGCATTGAGAAAGGAGGTCATCATTATTCCTTAGACAGCACGATGTCGCGTAGCTTTTTTAAATTGGCCACGTGGTATGAGCTGAGGGCTTCATAATCACGGTAGATGCGAATGTTGATCTCTCTACCGAGGGTCGAATGGTGCATGCGCATTTTCTCAAGCGCAGTCCGCCAAGCGGCTCCGAAGGGAAGCTGGAGAAGAAGCGACCGTGTGTCGAACGTGCCGTAATAGATGTACTTAGCGACGTGCTCCGAGAAGGACGCCTTTTGTCGTTGTGTTAAGCCGTGACGTCGTGCACCCAGCGAGCGAAGCATGTGCCAGCCTATGGAGAAATGGTGCTCGGATATCACAGCCACGTCCACATCCGATCCGTCGTGGAAAACCCCGAAATCTTTATGAGGATTGAGGCTGATGCCGACGCTTGCGCTACCCACGAGTGTGATTGCCCTGCCATCGACACCAAGCTGAGTGGCGAGTTCGCTTTTCCAGCGCACATAGGCGACTTGGTCGCCGTTGAATATATGAGGGGTACGGTCGATGACCCAGCGCTGGGCTACGAACATCGGCGGCTGGCCCACGAGATCTTCCAGGAATTCCTTTTTCACCGCCTATGTCCCTGTTCGTTTGACTCGCCGGCACGTCCCTGCACCCGGCAAGGCTACAAGAAGCTAATGATCCAACGGCCCCTATTCTGCAGATCGGCTCATGTTCGTCAAACCCGTCGGGGTTGAGGGACACTGACGGGGTGAGATGCCCAGATCCGTGGTGTCGGACATGCGTGGAACAGCCTACCCGGCGCTGCTAGATCCTTTTTTGCCGCCACTCTTGCGCGACGCTCGACGCGTGGCCGCGACCTTTCGGCTCGTCGACTTGGTTGTTGCGGCCACCCGCGTCTCCAGGCGCGCGTTAGCAACGGCGGCCTCGCGCTGCGCTTGGGTCAGTGCTTCGGTCAACGCCACCTCCCGTTGCGAGGCTTTCGCTGCGACGCTCTCGCGTTCACGCATGAGAGTTTCCAATCGCTTCTGAAGGAGGCGCGCTTCCTGACGGATCCGGTCGACCTCAGTGTGGGCGCGGTCCTCAGTCGCACGTATGTGCTCGCTGTGGCGCTGTCGCTCGACCGCCAGGCTCGCCTCACGCTCGTCAGCCTGACGGCGGTACTGGGCCATCTCAGCCTGCAACTGCCGGACCTGATCCTGGGCAGCATCGCGCTGGTTCTCCAGGTCCGCCGCGCGATCCTGCAGCTCGGCCAGAAGGGCCGTCAGGTCGGTGAGTCGCTGCTCGATGCGCTCGCGTGCCTGAAGGGCGTCCTCGGCCAATACTCGCGCGTCCTGTCGCTGGGCGACGAGCGTGCGTGCCTGGTCTTGGAAAGCCTCACGTTCGGCGACAAGGGCGCTGCGTTCTGCGGCGAGTGCCTCGGCGGCCTCGGCGTGCGCGCTGCGCAGGGCGGCGTCCCATAACTGCGCGGCGAGGTCGCCGATCGCGAAGGGTGCGGCCGGCACGCTGACCGCCTGGCGCTGCGCGACCAGGCGACGCCCTAACCCGCCCCACCAGCTTTCTAGGTAGCGAGTGACCGTGTTCGGCGAGCCGGTGCCCAGGTGTGCACGTATGCGTTCGACCGTCGGTCGTTCGCCCGCTCCCACCAGCGCATCGGCGGCGCCATGGACGTCGTTTTCGTTGATCCCGCGTGCCATCAGCTGCTCTCCATGATTCACCGCCCTACCCTTTGCGTCTCGTACCTTCGATAAGTGATGATTATCGCTAGTAAGTGCCCTCTCTCGTAATATACATTACATATTATGAAGCATAAACGCACCTCAACTGACCTCTGCGCACCTGCCTCCAGCCTGGTCTTACCGGAACAACTGGCCCAGCAAGCGGCGGACGCCGTGCGTGAACTGTTGGCCGAAGCCGCCGCGGCCAATACCACCCGCAGCTATGCCGCCGCCCTGCGCTACTGGGCCGGCTGGCACCAGGCGCGGTTTGGTATCGAGCTGACGTTGCCGGTGACCGAGACCGTGGTGATCCAGTTCCTGGTCGATCACATCCAGCGCAAAAACAAATCTGGCCTGGTCAGTGAGCTGCCGCCAGCGGCCGATCAGGCTCTAGTGGCCGCGGGCCTGAAAGCCAAGCTCGGGCCGCTCAAACTCTCGACCGTGACTCAGCGCGTCGCGGTATTGTCGACGGCGCACAAGCTGAAGCGGCTCCCCAATCCCTGCGAGATTGCCAGCATCCGCACCTTGCTCAGTCGGGCGCGGCGCTCGGCCGTGAAACGCGGTGAACGCCCCACCAAGAAGACTGCTATAACGCGGCAAGAGCTCGAGGCCATGCTCGCCACCTGCGACGACTCCCTAGAAGGTTTACGGGATCGCGCCCTGCTCTGCTTCGGCTTTGCCAGCGGCGGTCGACGGCGCAGCGAAATCGCGGCGGCCGACCTGCGCGACCTACGCAAGACCGGCGAGGATGCCTACATCTACCGGCTGGAGTTTTCGAAGACGCAGCAGGCCGGAGTCAAAGTGGACTCGACGCCTGACAAGCCGATCCTCGGACGAAGCGCTCAAGCCCTCTCGGCGTGGCTCGAGGTGGCGGAGATTCAGGAGGGGGCCATCTTTCGACGGCTCTGGCGGGATCGCGTCGGCCCTGCCCTGTTGCCGGGTTCCGTGGCGACAATCGTCAAGCGGCGGGCCAAGTTAGCAGGATTGGAGGGCAACTTTGGCGCCCACAGCCTGCGCTCGGGCTTTGTCACTGAAGCTGGCAAACAGGGAGTTCCATTGCCAGCGGTCATGGCGATGACCGAGCATCGCTCGGTGGCCAGTGTCATTGGGTATTTCCAGGCGGGGGCTGCGGAAGACAATCCAGCCGCCCGCCTATTAAAATGATCATTGACACAAGTGAAAACGCATCTCCTGATGTCGCTGGAGCGTTTACTCCATTGCCCATTGCCCATTGATTCAAGGTGTCATTCAGCTCGCACTACGGGTAATTTGGATCAAGGTGAGCTGGCGTTTCAGATTTGCTACGCACGAACGAGGAACGATTGCCCT